GTTTGGTTTTCATTGGCGACGCCTTCTTACAGAACGAGCGTACTTTCTTCCGAATCTTTATGTGAAAACATTTGGTTCGGCGGTTAGGACAATCAAGTATGCAGTTGGTCAACCGATGGGAGCTTATTCTTCTTGGGCGATGTTGGCCCTTGTACACCATGCCATCGTCCAACTTGCGGCTCGAAGAGCCGGAGCGAGTGGATGGTTCGAACTTTATGCTATTCTCGGTGACGACGTTGTGATAGGAGATCGCAATGTCGCTGCTGAGTATGTCAAGATTATGAAGGAGACCGGGGTCAAGATTGGATTTAACAAATCCATTGTCTCAGATAATCTGTCCCTTGAGTTCGCTAAGCGTTTTTTCTACAAGGGTGAGGAGGTAACTCCTTTACCTTTAGTGGGGATTGCGTGCGGTTGGCTTGGGGTGACAGGCGTCCCGGAAGTCGTTAAGGCTTCCGAGGGCCGTACAGGGACCTTGCCTTCCTTATTCCTTGTACTTCGAAGCATGGGGTTGGGCTTTAAGGCTTCATCTCGGGCGGCAACCAGCCGTCTGTCAGATCTTAGCCGTAGAGCCCGCTCGATAGTATTGTTATTGACCCGTCCTGGCGCCATATCTAAATGGAGTGCACGGAACGTGTGGGATTGGTACAAACAAGACAGATTCTGTCAAGTGCGGCCGACCCACCCTTCCTGGGGGGCGCCTGTTATCGAGTCTGTTAGGTCTAGAATCGCGGCTGTTGACCTTGTTCGTATAAGGAAATCCTTGTTCGAGGCCTTTCGAGGCTTCCACTTGGATCCCGAGTATGGCGATGTTGATGGTCTGTGGGACTGGTACCAGGACACGGTAGTAGATGCTTACCGCGCACCTATGGTTGATACCGTCAACGAGTTCGATGCAATAAGACATAGAGTCTTGGAGCATTCCCCGATCGGTGATGTCGGAGCTGGAGAGGAACTCTTCATTCTCTCTATGTTCCAGGCCCTCGACACGATTGAAGCCTTGGCCGCACGCTTACCGACAAAGGTTAACGTGCTCCGAAGTCTCGACGCTGTTCAACAGCGCGGACCGCGAGTACGGGTACCTAAGACGTTAAGAATGTGGAAAAAGGTGAATAAAGTGTTGATCTGTCCAACGCCTTCGGTTCAGAAGGTTGAGCCTGTCGCTCCATTGGAGAACGATGTGTCAGATTGGCGACAAGGTCGCTCTGACCATCAATTGATGATGGATCTACATGCCCAGCTCATGGCCGGAGGTTAGGGATGACTAACCCAAACTCATACCCGTTGAGTCTGACAAGCTTAATGTGGGAAACGGAAGCTATCCACCACCCTCTATTCCTTGAGATTCATAGTCCCGATAATGATATCTTGGAGTATGGTACAAGTATTTGAGAGCACTTTCAGCTTACGTGTCCGG